TTTTCTTTCTCCATTGCATGACTGTGGCAGCATCCGCAACTTGGTCTGCCCAGTTGCCCGGTCCAGTAGTTGCCTTTCTTGCGGTGGGATTTGCTTTCATGGCATCACCAGCATCTTTGGCAATATACTTTAAAGAATCATACGGTAAGTTCCAGAATCTTTCGTTCTCTATGCGAGGAGCGTTTCTTGGACGACCATCACCCATTTTCCACTTTGTCTTTTCATCAAGTTCAACTTCTTCTTGTCTGTTTTTCCAAGCAGTAGCCGACATCGAGGTGCCTTTAGGATAGTCTTTGGTAGACAAAGCACGTTGTTTGCTCATCTTTTTCTGTGAATTTTTGAATTTCTGAGCAGACATCGAGGTGCCTTTGGGGTAATCACTAGTTTTCAGTGCTGACTCTTTGATGCTGTACGAGTTGATGGTTGCGCCCATATCTCCCAGTGCGAGGGTGGCATCCCCGCCATCACGACTGTAAAGATGAAACTTCATGCCACCGGGTTTCTGAGGATCAACCATATTGACCTTATCAACGTTGTACTTTGCACTGCGTGATTTACCCTTTACCATAAAGGTACGTTTATTGCTACGATTAACAGATGAACCATAATCAATTGTGATCATGGAACCTTTCTTCAACTTGTCAAAGTCTTTACGAGATACCTTAACCGCTTCGGTTATCTGTTTGTTTTCTCTTAGGTCAAAAAACGATTTCATTACATGCGATCTCTTACGTTACCAAAAGATTTGTTCTGAGAAGCAGACTTTTGTGCTTTCTGCTTTCGCTTTGCGGCAAGACGATCACGTGCTGCTTTGGCATCAGCATTAGAAATGCGAAAACCACCAGTATCGTGTTTCTCTTTATCCTTTGACATTGCACCTTCGCGCATTTCTCTAAATGTTTTCATCTCTGGTAGTCCTTTATGTTTAGTTGACGCAAAATCCTTAACATCTTTCTTTTTCATGCTCTTTGCTGCTTTCGCAACTTCTGGTGACGGTGCTTTCATATCGCCTTTTTGTACCGCTCGCACCATACCCATGAATCTTTGTTGACTCTTGGAAACAGACTTCTCAACGACAACCCGGAAACCGGATCTAGAATTGGGGTCTCGTTCCAATTTCACCTTTTTACCCATCGCTTGAAGAAATCCCATCACTTTTCGCTCCGGAGACTTCTCGATGGTACCAACAGCAATAGTCTTTGCTAGTTCCTTGAACTTCCCCATGGGGACTTTTACTGCTGCTTCCTTAAATGATTTCATAGTATTTATTTATAATTTTTCTTGTGTTTAGTATAACCCTTCTTCATCTCTTTCTTCTTATCGGGTTCTACTTTAGGTTTGTTGAATTTATGTGCAAATTTAGCAACAGGATTATTAGTTGCTTCTTTCTTTACTGCGGATTTTGTCATAGCATTCTTAGCACGTGCTCGGGCAATTCTTGCACGATCCAGCATTCTATCGTGCTTACGAGCATCTACTTCTTTCTCTCGACCAATCTTGTCTTTCGCAACTTTGACGTGATCGATGTTTTCACGTTCCATTTTCTTGTGATGACGTTCCGCTGCTTTAGTTGCTTCTGGAGTTCCCCATTCGGGTTGATCTTTATACCAACGATCAGTAGACTTTTCGGATTTCTCGTGAATTATTCCGTCTAACCACTGGCGAGTGATTCTGCCTTCATCTAATGCTACGATAACATGGTTTGCACCAAGTCTGTGGATATATCCGCTCTTACCCGATTCTTTTACTACAACACGATCTCCGGGTTCGAATAGTTCCCCATTGATATATTTTTCACGAGTTTCACTAACAACACCAAAGTCAACGTGCTGCTTAAAAGACTTTGCTTCTTTTAGTCCCATGCCCACTCTAATATCATTAAAGAGTTTGCGTGTGTCGTTATTAGACATCTTGCTAGGGACACCTTTAATAAATGTTGTGAAATCATTATTGGCAGCATTCTGGCGCTGTTTGCTGGCACTCATCCCTTCGACACCTTCAGCATCAGGGTCACGGTCACCAGCAGAAACGATAGAGATTTTCTCGAAGTTATAGAACCCGTGTCTACCCTTCACACCGTTATACTTGTTGAGCAGAGTTTCGAATTCGGTGATCCTGTCTGCTCCCACTACCATAGTAATGCGCTTGTACCCTTGGTCATAAAGTCCACTGGCAGCATCGAAAACTGTTTTTACATTCTTGCTCAGTAGAATGTTACGAGCATGTTTTGGAAACATTTTTCGAGCATGCTTCACCTTTTTGTCGTAGGTCAACGGGTTCTTTTTAGGATCTGAAGATTGGGACAGGTATACCTTGTAAGGGTTACGACCTGCTTTCTTAGACAACACGTCCATCAACTTACCGTGTCCGATAGTTGGTGGGTTCATGCGTCCAAATGTAAAAAATATCTCGCGCTCTTCTTCAACGAGATACTGTTTAAATGAGGGTATCATCTGCGTTTTCTTTCTTTCTCTAATTTTCGTTTATCTTTAACAAGTTTACGAGCAATCTTCATCACTCGTCCTTTCATATTGTCGATTCGTTTTTCAATTTCTTGTCTTCTTGAATAAGGGAGTTCTTCTTTAGATTTCCCTTTAGAAAATTTAGTAAAGAGTTGAGATCTAGCAGATCGAGTTGCTCTCTTCATGAGACGATCTCCGCCAGCAGTTCTTTTTGCTGCGCGTCTACGACCCATGGCAATTTTTGCTTTGTTCTTTTTCATTGCACGAGAACGTGCACGGCGAGCTTGAAAGTCTAACGCCTCGTCAGTCGATTCGGTTTCTTCACCGATACGACCACGTCTGCGTTTCATTGCGGCATACGAAATTAATTCGGGCATGCCGGGTGTGTAATCTACCGTCATAAAATCTTTAAACGACAGCATTTTTAACTCCTACTAGGTTTATCCCATCCCTTTAATATATCGGGTGAAAAGTTGTTGTATGAAAACTCCATACGATCAACCAATTTCACTGCATCACCACCAAGTCTATCAATTGCTACATAACCCTCTGCACCAGTGACTTTATATCCTTTCTTAGTCCTAACAAAAGTGTCTATGTTTTGCAATCGGTTAAGTTTATTTATAAGTTTTAATTTCGCAACCACTATTAATTTCTGTAACCGGAACATATCTGTAAGATTTACTTTGTTTTTAAGTGAGAAGAACGAAAGGAGTTGATCTCGTTTTCCTCTCTGGGTTGCTTTCCCTGCGGGTGTCTTACGTTTTGCTATTTCTTTACCGTATTTACCATGTATCCAACGAATTAATTTTGCTGTGTGTGCGACTTCGTTTCCGATGATTTGTCCTTTTCGGACAAAGGTGTTGTTGTAGGTTTCGATGGTTTGGGCGAGTTCAGGGTTTGACTCCAGTTGTCGTAGCGTACTCCCTGAAATTTTGTTAAATAATTTACCAATCTCTGATAAAGTTTCGTTAACATCTTCTGTCTCTCTCTTCGTCATTGTCGCAGATGTCACGTCTCGCAAGATTGCATCTTGTGACCATACCGCAGATGATTTATTCAATGCAGCAACGTCAACACCGTATGATGCCTTCATGGTTTCAAATGTGCTGCCTTTATATGTAGTGTGCCAAACAATACCTATCTTTGCCTTCTTTACCGGACCTGCTTGTTTCTCCGGTACTGCATACACAATAGTGTTTGGATGGAAAGTAGTGTACTTCTCACCATCGATCGTGGCAGTGGAAAGATCACCTCGACCAAACAAAAAGTCGCCCTGAATAACCCCTTTGATTCCCAAAGCAGGTAAATATTTCAGAGCGTCTTTCAGTTTGGTAGCAAGATCGCCAGACGTGTCTGCGTCGATCTCGGCGGGTGTCTTATAGACCTTGGGATTTTTGTTGAAGATTCCCTTCTTAGCAACAAAGAACTGCCCGTCCCTTGGATCAGTCCCAGCAAATATTGCTGGTGCTCCATCCCATTTGACTGATACTTTACCATCTTTCTTACCTGCGAGCATGTCTCGCATATCACGTAGAGCAAAGATTGCTTGACGTGTCCCGTTGACACCGCCATAGAGAACTTTGTCCTCGATGTGGGTCATGTGTGTATTCTTTTGTTCTGTTAATGTGTCTGCGAATGTAAGCATTATGATAGCACCGGAGCAACGCCTGAGTTAGTAACCCAAATCTGCATAGTGGCGGCAGTATATTCTCTTGATGAACCAACTACTGTACCGCCTTGATTAGAAACTTGATTGAACCCCACGGAACTCTGGCTCTCGTGAACAACCTTTCCCTCACCGGCCGGAATACCAAAGTAAGAGAAATCCGCTCCTGTAAGATCAGATCCAGTATCTTCATTATGCCAAATCTGTGATACATTGTTCGCAGATGGTAGCTGAAATTGTTGTAGACCAGTTGTGGTAAAGGTTTTCACATTTGGTGTGGTGCAGATTGCATCTTTTGTGAATACAACTGCGCCCTTTGAATCTGCTTCGGCAAAGGTTCTTGCACTTGGTGTTACATTGTGAGTGCCTCCAGTGGTGTCAACAAAGATGAATGTGATGTGGGTTGCATCTGACATCACGGTTTGGAAATCTGCATCTGGCATATAACGATTTCCGGCAATCGTGCCTAATTGAAGTTGGGTTCCAGTTGCTTCTATAAATGATGCATTCCAGAAACT